TATATGGCATCACCTCTATCCTGAAGTGCCTTGATCTGCTGCCCGTTCCCGGTGTTGATCAGATAGATACCGTCACCGTCGAACGCCCCGACACCTGTGTCAACGATCAGCGACTCACCCGGCTGGGTTACCGGAATCATTGAATCCCCTCGACCAGTGATCAGAATCAAACGGCCAGGCGGAGGCACGAATCCCACGACTGAGCGGATGTAGGCTGGCTCGAAATCCATAGAGCGGATCACTTCAGGATAGTCGTCGTTGATGCGTCCTTCGCCCATGCTTGCCTCTGCGTCCAAGTGTTGGACACGAACGTAATCTCTGCTCGTCTCAGTCGCTGGGACTGGTGAGACAGAGATCGACGAGCCAAATTTCTCCGGATACGCCTTAGCCAGCGCCTCCAGGGTGTCTTCGCCGATGCGCTTCCTTCCTGGCTTCCCTTCGTCATAGAGCATGCGAGACACGTAGCTCGCATCTTTGCCAATACGCGAAGCCACCTGCGCTGTTCCGCCGCGGCCCAGGGAGTCGATGAAGGCCTTGAGGGCGAGGCGACGCGTTTCGTATTTATCCATCCGCATATTGCAGCCCGTCACTTACCTACAAGTAAATTCCCTGCGGGTATTGCTTTAGACATTACCCACGGGTATTGTTTGCGCATGGACACTCTGCGCAGCTACCTCACGACCTTGACCCCAGCCGAGCAGGCCGACTACGCCGTTCGCGCTGGCACTTCCATTGGCTATCTCCGCAAGGCGATGAGCAAAGGCCAGCGCTTCGATGGCGGCCTGGTGCGCCAGCTGCACGTACAGAGCCAGGGAGCCGTCTCTCTGACCGAACTGCGGCCCGACATCTGGCCGCCAGCCAACCCCGAAGGGGAGGTGGCCGATGCTGCCTGACCGCTTCAATCCGCGAGTCCGACTGCGCGACTGGCTAAACAAGCCGAGCCGGGCGGACCTGACTCGGCCGTCGCTCCAGGAAGTGATCCTTTCGACCGTGGCGCAGGACATCGCTGTCGCCGGCCGCATCAACTCGGTACTCCGGAGCAGGTTCACGGTAGCCGTGGATCCGTGCAGCGGCCGTGCCGTGGGCACCCGAATTCTTGGGGGCACGGACATCAACTTCTCACTGCCCGAAGGCGTAGAAGCGCGCCGGCACAAAGCGGCCGACGGGACCACCCACATCGATTTAGTCGAGCGCGCGCGGCCCGAGGGGTTCGCCCCCCATGACGTCCACCTCGAACGACGTGATGTCTCCCTGGGACACGACGGTGACTGCGCCAGTCGGCGGGAGGACGACGTTGATAGTTGATCCGCCCGCACTCGATAGGTGCACGGCTAAGGCCGTGGGGTGGTGATTGTTGATCGTGCACGACTCGCCGATTTCCATCCGATACGACGTTTTTGAGTTCGCTTCCATGTCGCCCTCCTTGCGGGCTGCTCGTGTGGAAACAGCAGCCTACCGCAAGGGGGGCGACGCCTTCCCTGGTCATGTCTCAGCCCTTCCGTAACAGCCTGACGACCATCCGGCCGTCGACCCACCGCAGCCCAAACACGTTGCCGCCCACACGCACGATCGTCGTGACGTTTGGGGCCCTTCTTCTCGCTGATTTGATCCGTCGTTGCAGTGCGTCCATGGCGCAAAGCGTGGCGGATGGTCCCTTCACGAACCACGTTCAGGTATCCCGCCGATGAACATCTCCGATGCAGCACACAAGACCGTCCGCGATTACCCGGGCGGCAGCATTGCCCTGGCGACTCGCCTCATCTCCATCAACGACCGCGGCGAAGAGAAGCCGATGTCTGCGGCCGTGCTTCGCAGCAAGGTCAACCCGAATACGCGCACGCACCACCTGACCCTGGCCGAAGCCAGCGAGATCATGGGGCTGAGCGGCGACTTCCGGATCCTGCACGCCCTGGCCGCCGAGCACGACTTCATCGTCCAGCGCGCCGACGTGACGCTGGCCGGCGGTGTCGTCGAATCCCTGCTGGATGCCGGTGAGCTGAAGGGAAAGCTCTGCAAGCTCATCGCCGATTCGTATGCAGACCAGGTGCTCACCCTCAACGAGGCGAAGGCACTGGCGACCCTGTGCGGTCAGCTGCAGGCGATCTTCGGCCAGATGGCGCAGGCCGCGTTCGCCGAGGCGAAGGTCACGAGGGCCGCAGCATGATCCAGCAGCTGCTCGAAGACTGGCGCCGGGAGCGCCGCATCCGCCGCTTGGCGGAGCTGCTGAGGAAGGCGCAGGGCGACGGCAAGAAGAACCTCGCACGCGCCTACTGGCTGGACCTCAAGCGCGAGTGCGAGGGGCGGAGCGGTCACCAGGTGAAGCGCATGGAGCGGGCAGGGCGGTTGGTATGAGCATCGATACCGAAACCCGGTCGGCACGCAGCCGCTACCGCAAGGTGGAGGTCAGGACGTGGGGCGACGAGAAGTTCCGCGCGCTCTCTCCAATGCCGCCCAGCGGTCAGGGCCTGTGGCTCTATCTGATCACCGGCCCCCACACCGGCCCCATTCCCGGCCTGTTCCGCGCCGGCCGTGCCGCGATGGCCGAGGATCTTGATTGGGAGCTGGAAGCCTTCGACAAAGCCTTCGCGGAAGCCTTTCGACAAGGCATGGTCAAAGCTGACTTCAAAGCGCGCGTGGTGTGGATTCCGAAGGCCATCCAGCACAACCGTCCAGAGTCGCCAAACGTGGTGCGCAGTTGGGCTGCTGAGTTCGACCTGATCCCCGAATGTGCACTCAAGTCGGAGGCTTTGGAATGCCTGAGAGCCTTTGTTTGCAAGCTTGGAGAGGGTTTCGCCAAGGCTTTCGATGAGGCTTTCGGAAAGCCTTCCGGAAAGCCTTGCGCTAAGGCTATGCCTAATCAGGAACAGGAACAGGAACAGGAACAGGAACAGGAACAGGAGCAGGAAGAAGAATCCTCGCTTCGCTCGGAGTCGTCCCCGCAGCTGACGCTGACGGGCGACAACCCGCCACCCGCTGATCTGAAAGCCAAGCGAGCAGACCGCATACGCCGTATCGCCGAGGACGCCCAGGCTGCGTTCAACGCCACGCTGGCCAAGCCGAATGGTCTGCTGGCGAAGTGCACGGTGCTGAACAAGCCGAGGCTCAAGGCCATTGAGGATTGTCTGCCGACGGTGCGGCAACTGTGCCAGCAGACCTACGGCAGCGAGCGCGTTAAACCCGAATTCTGGACGGCGCTGTTCGAGACGGCCGCTGACGACGAGTTTCACTCAGGCCGCCAGCCTGGCGGTGCTGGCCACGAAAACTGGAAGCCCGACTTCGAGTACCTGCTGCGCGAGAAAGTCATCGCCAAGCTGTTCGATCGGGCGATGACGGAGAACGCGGCATGAGCACGCTCCGCGATTACGACCACCACGCTGACGAATCGCAATTTTTGGATCACCTGGACGCCGAACGCGCCGAGAGCGCGCCTATGTGGCACGGCCGGCCATCGGATGCATTGCGGTTGCCGCCGCACAGCGTGGAAGCCGAGCAGGCTGTCCTTGGTGGCCTGATTCTGGTCAACCGCGCATGGGACGACATAGCCGACCTGGTGGAGGAGGGCGACTTCTACCGCCGCGACCATGTGCTGATATTCCGCGCCATTCGAGATATGGCCATCGCACAGCCGCGTCGCCCCTTCGACGTGGTGACGCTTGGCGACTGGTTCAAAGCTCAGGGGCTGCTCGACCAGGTCGGCGACGGCGCGTACTTGATCGAGCTGGCCAACACCACGCCGTCGGCGGCCAACATCCGGGCCTATGCGGAGATCGTCGCGGACAAGGCTCGGCTGCGCCGCCTGATCCAGGTGGGCACCGACATCGCCAACGCTGGCTTCAATCCAGAAGGGCAGAGCAGCATCGAGCTGATCGGCTCCGCGCAGTCGCGCATCGGCTCGCTGATGGACAGCCAGCCGTGCGAACTCGAAGCGGTGGCGCCGGTGATGGATCGCGTGTTCGAGCGCCTGGACGAGCGCTCACGCGACGGCGGCAGGATCCACGGCATTACCACGAGCATCGACGACCTGGACACGCTGCTGGGTGGCCTGAAGCCGGGCGGCCTGTACGTCCTGGCGGCGCGCCCGAAGATGGGCAAAACCACGCTGGCCCAGAACATCGCCGAGCACGTCGCGCTCAATCTGCGCAAAGCGGTCGCGGTCTTCAGCTTCGAAATGCAGGCCGAGGAGTTGGGCGACCGCATGCTTGCCTCGGTCGGCGGCATCGACGGCAACCGGATCCGTTCCGGCGATCTGGACGACGTGGACTGGACCAACGTCACCAGCGCGATGCGCAAGCTGCGCGCGGCGCCGATCTTCGTCAGCCGGCCGCGCCGTGCACGCGTCGAGCACGTCAGCTCGCAGGCGCGCCAGCAGCACGCACGCACGCCGCTGGGCCTGATCGTCATCGACTACCTGCAGCTGATGGAGATCCAGGGCGACAACCGCGCCAATGGCATCGGCGATATCAGCCGCGGTCTGAAGCTGCTCGCCGGTGAGCTAGGAGTGCCGGTGCTACTGCTGTCGCAGCTCAATCGCAAGCTGGAGGACCGCCCGGACAAGCGGCCGCAGCCTGCGGATCTGCGTGACTCCGGCTCGATCGAGCAGGACGCCGATGCGGTGATTTTCATCTACCGCGACGAGGTGTACCACCGCGATAGCCGCTGGAAGGGCACGGCCGAGCTGCTGGTTCCGCTGCAGCGCAGTGGACCGCCTGGCGAGGTGCGCGTGCTCTACATGCCCGAGCGCTTCAAGTTCCAGAACCTGCCCGATTACTGGCAGCCCGCGCCGCTCGAAAGCGACGACGGCAAGCCAGCGCCGCGCCCACGCGGCTTCCGCAACCTCACTCCGCGCGCGCCGCGGCAGGACGTCGACGCATGACCATGACCGCAGCAGCGAAGAAGATCCGCGCCAAGCGCGCATCGCGCCCCATCTATGCGCTGATCGAGCGCGTGGTGGTGATGGACACCGGAGAGGAGCGGCTGGCCATGCTCGCCGAGCACCCGGTCGACCGCGAGCTGATGAAGCAGCGCGGCTATCGGCGCGGCCAGGAGGTTCGGCTGGAAATCAAGGCGCCGCGCGACGCTTGGCGCCACCGGCTGCTGCATAAGATCGGCCAGCTGATGGTCGAGAACGTCGAAGGCTGGGAAGGCCTGGACAGCCACGAGGCGATCAAGCAGTTGCAGCGCGAGGCGAACGTCTGCTGCGAGCAGATCGACATGGACGCCACGCCGGTCGTAGCCGCGGTGCTGGCCGCGTCAGATGCAGCCTTCGGTCCTGGTGCAGCGAAGATGCTGCGCGAAGTCCTGCCGAGGATCGAAACAATCCCCGTCACCGTCGCGCGCTCGCTGGCGTTCGACTCGATGGATGAGGACGAGTTTCGCAGGTTGTTCGAAGGCATCACTCGGCACATCGGCGCGGCGTATGCGCACGTGCTGATCAACGACGTCCTGGCCGAGTTCTGGCTGATGGCAAACGGCCAGGGCACGCGGCCGGTAATTGGCAGGAGGGCGGCGTGATGTCAGCAGGCAAGCCTAACGTCGAGCGCGCATTTACGAAGAATTGCTCGGGCCTCACTGAGTTCTTGCAGCTGCCGCGCTTGGTCCTCCCGTTGCAACATGTTAGCGGCGCTCATGTCTCTGACGTGCTTCCAAGCTCTCGTAAATCGCTCGAGCGCATGCAGAGCATCCGAAACGGGGGGCAGCAAGGCGTAGTCGGGCAGTTGGTCAAATCGCACAAAAGCAAAGGCCTCCTTCACACCTGCTGGAAACTCAAGCAGTGGATGCAAGTAGCGATTTTGCGTTTCGTCGTACTGATTGAGCGTGAGCGTCGACATCTGCAGCTCTACGTTTGCGCTAGCGTTCTCGACCAATCGGATGTAGTCCGCGCGAATCTTCCTGTCTCGAGATCTTTGTTGCCAGGTCGGAATAAAGCCGGCGGCGAAAATCGCTGCTGCCGCAAGGAATGCCTGTGCCCAGGCTGCCCAGACTTCCGGCTTGAGGCACGGAGCGCCGATGATCCAAGGGCAGTAGGTTGGGTCGGCCATGGCAGTCCTTTGGGGCTTGGATCTGCATCGTGCCGCGCGGCCGGCAGGCAGGCAAGCGCAAGGGCTCAAACCTGATGCGCCGCGCAATTAAAGCGGCCAACAGATCCGAGCAGGCCTACCAGGACGCCGCGCGTGCACTCGGCTGTGTCGTCTGCCGTTGGCGCATCGCCGCCGGCCTGCAGCGCGCCTTCCAGTGCGGCCACACCCAGATTCACCACCGCAACCTCGGCGACCTGCACGGCCAGAAGCAGATCGGCCAGCACGCGGTCGTCGCGCTCGGCGCCTGGCACCACGACGGCGACCAGATGCCCGGCATGACCCGCGACCGCATGCGCGAGGTCTTCGGACCCAGTTTCAAGCACCACGCTCGCGAGTTCCGCGCCTGGACGTTCGACGTCCTGGACGGCCGCGGCACTGAAGCCTGGCAGGACTACCAGGACCAACTACTCAACATCACGAGGGCAGCATGAACCAGCAGCAATACGAGAACGCCCGGCTCGCCGGCCACCGCGCACGTCAGGCCAGCAAGAAGCGCGACGACTCACCGAAATACGCCATGGGCGAAGAGGGCGCGCTGCTCCGCGAGGCGTGGCGCGAGGGTTGGGACGAAGCCGATGCAGAGCGGAGGAAGGCGGCATGAGCATCCAGCAATCAGCGAAGCTGATCTCGAACGGCGATCAGCGTGTGGAGACTCTGACCAAGCGCGAAGAGTTCGCGAAGGCGGCGATGCAAGGGATCGTCGGCAGCATCCAGAGCGAGGACGGCTACAACCGTTTGGCGCGGCATGCGGCCGTGAACGACATGAAGGTCAGCCAGTGGATTGCGCACGACGCGGTGAAGCAGGCCGACGCGCTGCTGGCCGAACTGGAGAAGCGGCCATGACCGCCACCCCGATCCGATTCGAGGGCAAGGTGTTCGCCAGCGCCGCCGAGTTCTCGCGAGCCTATCCGGCTTATGCGCGCTGCCTGGACGCAATCCGCGACGGCGCCGAGACGATTGCCGAGGTGGAGCGGCGTGTCGCCGCCGGCAAGAAGAAGGCGATCGCAAGCACACGCGAGCGGGCGCAGCAGGCCTACGCGCTGAAGGCAGGTGCACGATGACGCTGCGCGTGGTGTTCGGGATTGACCCCGGCATGTCGGGCGCCGTGGCCGCGCTGCTCGATGGTGAGGCTGGGCCGATCCTCGACATGCCGACAATGACGGTCGGAAAGAAGCAGGAAGTTGATGCGCGCGCGATCGCGGTCTTCATCCGCGAGATCCGCAGCCAACATCCCGGCGCGGTGTTTGCCGGCTGCGTGGAGCGGGTGCGCGCGATGCCGCCAAAGGGGGACCGGAAACCAGGCGCACAGTCGTCGATGAACTTTGGCGAGAGCTACGCCAAGGCGAAGACGGTGCTTGAGGTGATGGGCATCCCCTTCAGCCTGGCAGAGCCGCAGAGCTGGAAGCGTCATTTCGGGCTGATCGGTCAGGACAAAGAGGCTTCGCGACAACTGGCCATCCGCCGTTTTCCATCTGCAGCGCCATACCTGACGCTCAAGAAGCACAGCGATCGCGCCGAGGCGCTGCTGCTGGCGCTGTGGCACGAGCAGAAGCACCCGCCGGGAGCCCTCGCTGCATGACGCTCAACCCAACCAACCTGAGCCGGCCGGAGGCGTATTACGAAAAGCTGCTGCGGAAGCGGTACGCCGCCGCGGTGCGCAAGCGCGGGTTATGCGCCTTCTGCAGCTGCCGCGACAGCACGCTGGGGATCGTGCACTGCAAGGGCAACGAGAGCCGGCAGATGGGAATGTGCCAGGACGACGGCAGGCTGCCGCAGTTCCGGCTGGATGATGAAACGTTGGAGGAATTTCGCCATGCGGCGTAATGAAGATCCGCTGCTCGATGAGCTGCGCCGTTGGGGATACGCCCACGCAAACCGCTATACCCTCAGCCGCGCTGACCGCAGCCGGCACGTGCTGGAAAACGCCAAGGACTATGCGCCCAAGACGGTGGAGCAGGCGTTCTGCGAGCTGGTCGAGCGCGATGGTCGCCAGCGTCGGCGCTTCATGGCCGAGCAGGCTGGCTTGAAAGGGATGGGCGAAATTCCTTCCTGGGCGGTCGATCCGATCCGGGCAAGGAACGACGCCGACCGGCCGCACGACAATCCGGAGGTCGCCATCGATATCGGTATCCCCGACGACCTGCGATGGATCGATCGGGCCTTGGCCTCGATGTCCAGGCAGTTCCCACTGCGCGTGCGGGTGGTGCGCACAGAGTTCACCGTGGCGGCGAGCCAGGCAGTCAAGGCCCGGATTGTGGCGGAGCAGTACGGTGGCACTCTCTCCGTCTGGCAGTACCGCCGCGAGCTGCAAAGAGGCCTTGACTGGCTGGGCGGCCTTGCTGTCGCCGCTTAGCTGGCGGCGCTCGAATCAGCTATGCCAATTGCTTGGCGGATGTTGTTGTAATCCCGCACAAGTGCTGACTCGCTTCCGGTGACCACTATCTTCGTGGAATTGCTGAACTCAAGGGTAAAACCAGAGTTTTCATCGTTACGGACAAGGGCGCTTACCAACACGATGTAGTCGGCGTTAATCATGCGGCCGTCGCTGAGCTTCAGTGCGTTCGCCACGGTGTGATCCCCTGGAGTAGTCGAGATGGTTTGGATTCTGCCCCTTGACAAGTTGCACAATCAAATGCCCTAATTCTGCAACTGTCAAAAGTTCCCCCTGAAACCCGGCCAAGCGCCGGGTTTTCGCGTTTCTGGGGCCCCAATACCGACCGCTGTCAGCGTGCCAGGTCCTCGTCGAGAAGCGAGGCGCTGCGCGCCGGGATCGCGCACGGGCCGGCGACATGACGCCGCCCACCCATCCGCCGGTGGCGGTCGGTACCTATCGGAGAGCACTGCCGCGATCTGCCCAGCTGGGCGGGACCAGCGCGGCGCAGCGGACCTGCTGAAGGGACAGGACCACCGCGGCGGTGCTCGCCGTTACCTAAGCGTGGCTGCGTTCGATGAGGGCTAGAGCATCTCCAATTGCCCGCAGCTCAGCTCCTCTTCGCCTCGCCATGGATATTAGTCTCGGGACGTACGCCGCAGGCATTACAGATTCGCGCTGCAACCAGCGGGAGAGTTCAAGTCGGGCGACGCCGAGGTCCCGCGCTACATGCGCTTCCCAGCGCGGCCCATAGCAATGTCCAAACCGTATGAGTGCCTGCAGCCGTGGGTATGAATGTGGAATCTTCATAGCGGTGACCTCCGTGAGTGAGGCCCCATTACACGAAATCCGGGGAAGCGTTCAATGGTTAACCCCGATTTTTTTATGCCCGCATCCCAGACCGGATCAACCCTCGTGCCTAGCCGGCAGCGGGGCGGGCACCTATCGCCGCTCGGACCGGGATTTCCCGGTCGCGGCACCTCCGGCTCGTCGAGAGACGCCCGGGAGACGGCTGCGCATGCAGCGCCGGAACCGTAACCGGCACCCAATTCCGCCGCCCACGCGCGGCTCCAGCCCTGCCAGCCGGCGGGGCTTTTTGTTTGGAGGCAGCAATGGCGGTCATCACGCCCGAACAAGCCGGTGGCCGCAACGTCGTGGCCTTCTTGGACATGCTTGCCTGGTCGGAAGGCACGGACAACGGCCGGCAGGCCACCAATGACCACGGCTACGACGTGCTGGTGGGAGGTGCCTTGTTCCGGGGCTATGCCGATCACCCCCGCGTGCTGGTGCCGCTGCCGAAGCTGCGCATCTCGTCGACCGCCGCCGGCAGGTACCAGCTGCTGCGCCGCTACTACGACGCATACAGCAAGTCGCTGCGGCTGCCGGACTTCTCGCCACTGAGCCAGGACAAAATCGCGCTGCAGCAGATCCGCGAGCGCAAGGCGCTGCCGCTGATCCAGGCCGGCAAGATTCGCGAGGCGATCGAGCGCGTGTCGAACATCTGGGCGAGCCTGCCGGGCGCCGGATACGGCCAGCATGAGCACAAGCTGGACAACCTGCTGGCGGCGTACACGCGCGCCGGCGGAAAGCTGGTGCAAAGCTGATGCCGTCCAAAGCGAAGCCGGTCGTTCCGGCAATAAATCAGCTGCAGGGCGTGCTGTCGGTGCTGGACAACCGCACCAAGCGGCCCACCGCCGAGCTGCTGGGCACGATTCGAGAGATGGTCGGTGATGCCATTGCGGTGCTTCAGGAGCCGGATCCGCTGCGCAAGCGCATCGGCTTCGTTCTGCTGGCCGTGCAGCAGTCGACGCACGTGAGCGTGCGGGACATCAATGGCAAGCGCATCACGCGCGTGACCGTAGTCGATCAGCCCCTCTATCACTGGGCGCTCGAGGAGATCCATAGCCTGGCTGGTGTGCGATGACCTTCGCCACCCGAAACGCAGGCGCGGGCCGGATCGGTATCGCGATCCTGATTCTGTTCCTCTACGGCATGGCAATGGCTGCCCTGGTTGGCATCTCCATCCCGCAGTCCAACCGGGACGCCTTCGCGCTGCTGCTGGGCGGTCTCAATACCGCGCTCGGCGGAGTCGTCGGCTACTTCTTCAACATCTCCCGTCGTCAGGCCGGTGGTTGATACATGGCCGACCACTGGGACCGAGGCTTGCCGCCTCCACGCGATCCACCCGGCTGGCTGATCGCCACCTTGTGCGGCCTGCTGCTGGCCGTGCTGGCCTGGCTCTGGATCTCCTACACCAACGCAAGGATCTGACCATGCGCATCATCAAGCAGGGCCGTCACCCATCGGTTGGGGACACGCACGAGAGCACCTGCCGCACCTGCGGCACCGAGTTCGAGTGGAACACCAACGAGGCGATTCGCCAGCCCGACCAGCGCGAGGGCGACTATTTCAAGATTGCCTGTCCGCTGTGCGGCGCCACAGTCACCAAGGCGGTCCCGGAGCCGGGAGCGTGAACCGCACAGCGATCGCGATCATCGCCATGCTGGTGTGGTCGGCCACCATGTTCGGTGCCGGCTGGGCCTGGCGCGGCGACCGCGCTGAGGGTGCCGCCAGCGAGCAGATGGCAGGAACCGCCCTTGGCGCTCTGGCCGGCGAGCAGGCCGCCCGGGTCACCGAACACCGGCAGGCCGAGACCCTATCCCGCATTGGAGAGAAGCATGAGCAAGACCGCGAGACGGCCAAGGCCGTCCCTGACGCTGTTGTGGCTGACCTGCGCAGCGGTGCTCTCAAGCTGCGGGACGGGTGGGCCAGCTGTGAAACCCAGCGCCTCGCCGAGACTTCCGCCGGCGCCGCCGAACGTGATGCGGTCACCGCGCGCCGAGACGAGTTTGCGGGCGCTGTTGTTCGAGTCGGCCGTGACGCCGACGACCAGCTCCGCGCCTGCCAGGCCGTGATCCACGCCGATCGAATGGTAGGCGCCGGCGAAGATTGATCCCTCCGCCGGCGCGATCTGTTTTACCGGTTCCAGCGGCGACTGCTCCGTTCGAACTCACGAAGACGAGCTAGAAGGGGCGGGCGCTGTTCTTCTGGACAGGTAATTAGCGCGAGCGCGACGTGTGCATGTTCGGCAACACTGAGATCGATTTGACCCATTTTTCGCTGCGTGATTTGCATGGCTTCAGTGTAAAGCGACGCAATTTCGCGTGTGTTTTTGATGGAAATTGGCATTTTCTAATCCTCTTTAGTTGGTGATCGGTTTGTGTTGCAAGAAGTAATTACGATCCGCCGAAAAAAACTGCACGCCGTCCTGGCGAGGTGGAAATGAATAGTGGGAAAAGGCCGGTTGCTGCTTCCTCAGCATCGCTAACACCAAAGCAGCAGAGGTTCGTTCAGGAATACCTGAAGGCCCAGAACGCGACCCAGGCAGCAATCCGCGCCGGCTACAGCGAGAAGACTGCAAAGCAGCAGGGCTCGCGGCTCCTGAACGTCCCGCCTATCGCCGCAGCCGTGCGCGCCGGGCAGAAGCGCGTAGCAGCCAAAGCAGAGGTGACAGTCGACAGCCTGATGGCGGAGCTCGAGCAGGCTAGACGCATGGCGCTCAAGGAGAAGCAGCCCAGCGCGGCGGTCACCGCGACCATGGGAAAGGGCAAGCTCGCCGGGCTGTTGGTCGAGAAGCGGCATCACACCGGGGCGATCGGCACCTACGACCTGAGCAAGATCACTGACGATGAACTCGACCGCCTTGAACAGATCCTCGGTCCGCTTGCCGACGCTGGCGGAGATCCGAGCGGAGAGGGCCAGGCGGGCGTCTGAGCGAGAGCGCCAGCGCATTGCTGAGGATGTCGAAGGGATCAGGGCGCGCTCGCAGTCGCTGGAGGGTTTCATCCGCGAGCACTGGCGGGTGCTGGAGCCGACCAGGCCGCTCAAGATCGGTTGGGCGCTGCGGGCGATGTGCCAGCACCTCGAGGCTGTCACCGAAGGGCGCATCCAGTTCCTGCTGATCACCGTGCCGCCCGGCATGATGAAGTCGCTGGTGCTGGTGTTCTGGACGGCATGGGAGTGGGGGCCGTGCGGTCGCCCGGACCTGCAGACGCTGGCCACTTCTTACAGCCAGCCGAACGTCCTGCGTGACAACATCAAGCTGCGCCGCCTTATCGACAGCGCTCAGTACCAGGCCGCCTGGCCGATGAAGCTGCGCGGCGACCAGAACGCCAAGGGCAAGTTCGAGAACACCGGCAACGGCTTCAGCGAGGCTCGCCCTTTCAGCTCGATGACCGGCGGCCGCGGCGACCGGGTCAAGGTCGACGATCCGCACTCGACCGAAACTGCCGAGAGCGACGCCGAGCGCAAGACCGCAGTCCGCATTTTCCGCGAGGGCATCACCGACCGCCTCAACGACATCACGTCGTCGGCCATGGTCATCATCATGCAGCGCCTGCACCAGCGGGACATTGCGGCGGTGGCGATGGAGCTGGATCTGGGGTTCGTCCACCTCAACCTCCCGATGGAGTTCGAGGAGGAGCGGACAGACAAGGATGGGAAGAAGACAGGTGGCCCGTGCCGGACGTACATCGACGGGGAGCTGTTCTTCGAGGATCCGCGCACGCAGGAAGGCGAGCTGCTGTTTCCCGAGCGCTTCCCGCGTGCCGAGGTCGATCGGCTGAAGCGCGCGAAAGGCAGCTACGCCTATGCCGGCCAGTACCAACAGCGGCCGACGCCGCGCGATGGCGGCACGTTCAAGCGGGAATGGTTCGAGGTTGTAGAAGCAGCGCCGGCTATCTCGGCGGCGCGCAAAGTTCGGCGCTGGGACTTCGCGGCGACCGATCCGAAGGAGAAGACCAGCAGCAACCCGGACTACACGGTCGGCCTGCTGCTTGGGGAGGTCGCCGGCATCTACTACGTGCTCGATGTCGTCCGCGACCAGGTGTCGCCCGCCGGCGTGGAGCGGATGCTGACGAACACCGCGCGGCAGGACGGCAGGACGATCAAGGTGCGCATCCCGCAGGATCCCGGCGCCGCCGGCAAGTCCAATGCCGCGCACCAGATCAAGCTGCTGCCCGGCTGGGATATCAAGGCCGCGATCGAGTCCGGATCGAAGGAGGTCCGCGCAACACCGGTTGAGGCGCAGGCCGAGGCCGGGAACATCAAGCTGGTGAATGGCCCGTGGGTGGCCGCCTTCCTCGACGAGATCGCCGAGTTCCCCAACGCCAAACACGACGACCAGGTGGACGCGCTCTCTGGCGGATTCGCTGAGCTGGTCACCGGCAGCACCTACAACCTTGGAAACGCACTCTGATGGGCAAGCTCGCACAATTCAAAGACGGGCTGGTCAATCTCGTGGCCAACCTGGGCACGTCGCGCGACAAGGCAGCAGCCAGCCATTACGGCCTGCCGATTCTCAGCGAACTGGATGCATGCAACGCCTACCGAGGCACCTGGCTGGCTCGCAAGATCATCGACATCCCGGCGCTCGATAGTTGCCGTAACTGGCGGACGTGGAACGCTGACCAAAACCAGATCAGCGCCATCGAGGCGGAGGAGAAGCGGCTCGGCCTGCAGGTGAAGCTGCTAGAGGCGCACACCAAGGCACGGCTGTTTGGCGGTGCTGCGATTTACATTGGTACCGGCGACTCGCGGTCCGATCTGCCGCTCGATCCGGCGCGTATCCAGAAGGGCGGCATCCGCCATCTCAATGTCATCACCCGCAAGCAGCTCCAGGCCGGTGAGCGTGACCGCAACCCAGAGTCGCCGAGCTACGGCAAGCCCGCGCTGTACCACCTGACCAGCAGTACGGGCCAGGTCGACATTCACCCGTCTCGGCTGATCGTGCTGCAGGGCGCGCACAAGCCGGATGACGATATCGACATTGGCGACGGCTGGGGCGACTCGGTGCTGTTGGCGATCATGCGGGCAGTGAAGGACGCAGACAGCACCAGCGCCAACATCGCATCGCTGGTGTTTGAGGCGAAGGTCGACGTCATCAAGATCCCCAACTTCATGTCCATGCTGTCGGATCCAGAATACGAGCAGCAGGTGCTGCAGCGGCTCCAGCTGGCGGCCATGGCGAAAGGCATCAACGGCGCGCTGCTACTGGATGCTGGCGAGGAGTACGAGCAGAAGTCAGCCACCTTCACCGGTCTCACCGATGTGCTGCTGGCTTTCATGCAACTGGTATCGGGCGCCGCCGATATCCCGATTACACGCCTGCTCGGGCAGTCGCCGGGCGGGCTAAATGCCAGCGGCGAGACGGACATCCGCAACTATTACGACCGGATCCGGGCGGGGCAGGAGCTGACCCTGGGCCCGGCGCTGTCGATCGCAGACGAATGCCTGATCCGCTCGGCGCTCGGTACGCGCCCGGCGGACGTGTTCTACAGCTGGCGCAGCCTGTGGCAGACCAGCGACACCGAGCGCGCCACGAACGGCAAGACCACGGCCGACACGATCAAGACCCTCGCCGACACCAAACTCATTCCCGACGAGGTGCTGGCCGAGGTGGCGGTGAACATGCTGACCGAGGCGGGCGTAGCGCCTGGCCTGGAATCGGCGATGGACGACTTCACCAAGGCGAACCCGGAATGGCAGGAGGACCAAGACGAGGATGAGCGCGCAGCGGCCGCGCTGGCTGCAACGCAGGGCAAGCAGGGCAATCAACTGACCGACGCCGAACCTCGCTCGCTGTATGTGCGCCGGGACGTGCTCAACGCGGCAGAGATCGAAGCCTGGGCACGGGAGCAGGGCATCACGGACGTCGCCGACGACCTGCACGTGACGGTGGCCTATTCGCGCCAGCGTTTCGACTGGATCAAGGCGGGCAACGCGAGTGAGTGGAGCAGCGATAGCAGCGGTGAGCTGATCATTCCGCGCGGTGGCCCGCGTGCCATCGAGCCGTTGGGCGGTATGTCGGCGGTGATCCTTTTCGCGTCCACGCAGCTCGCATGGCGCCATGAGGAGATCGTCCGGGCAGGCGCCTCGCACGACTTCCCGGACTACACCCCGCACATCAGCCTGACCAAGGCGCCCATCGACCTGTCGAAGGTTGAGCCATACCGGGGCCGCATCGTGCTGGGCCCGGAAATCTTCGAAGAGCTCCGCGAGGACTGAACCATGTTTCTGAAAGATCGAGTCTCGGTGACGGCGCCACGCCGCACCGCGGACGGCTACCTCGTGGCCGACGCAAAGGTGGCGCGCACCGGCATCCAGAATTACCTGGGGTCGGAGGTCGGTAAGCCGGAGATGCCCATCGTGCGGCTGTACCGGCCGCCGGAGGAGGTCTTCTCTGACGCCACGCTGCGCAGCTTCGCGCACCGGCCGATGACCAACGACCACCCGCCGGTGATGGTCGATGCCAGCAACTGGAAGCAGTACGCCGTCGGCCAGACCGGCGACGAGGTGCGGCACGACGACAAGTTCGTGCGCGTGCCGCTGGTGCTCATGGACAAGGCGGCCATCGCCGACTGGGAGGCCGGCAAGGTCGAGCTGTCGCAGGGCTACACCGCCGAGATCGTCTTCGAGGACGGCGTGACACCCGAAGGCGAGCCGTACGACGCCGTGCAACGAAACATTCGCAACAACCATCTCGCGCTAGTCGACCGGGCGCGCGGCGGTGAACACCTTCGTATCGGCGACGACAACCCTCAGAGGAACACTTCAATGCCTGATATCAAGACCCGGACCGTCCTGGTCGATGGGCTGTCCGTCGAAACCACCGACGCCGGCGCCCAGGCCATCGACAAGCTGCAGCGCCAGCTCTCCGACTCCAACGCAGTTGCCGCGCGCCAGGCGACCGAGCACACCGCAGCCCTGGCGCTGAAGGATGCCGAGATCGCCAAGCGCGATGCCCAGATCGACACGTTGCAGGGCCAGGTCATGAGCGATGCCGCCCTCGACGCCAGGGTGCAGGCCCGCTCGGCTCTGGTCACCAAGGCCAAGTCGCTGCACGACGCCGACTACACCGGCAAGTCCGACATGGACATCCGCAAGGCCGTGCTGGTCGCCAAGCTCGGCGATGCAGCGGTGGCCGGCAAGTCCGACGCCTACATCGAGGCGCGCTTCGATGGCCTGACCGACAGTGTGCAGCCGTTCGACCCGGTCGCGCGCGCACTGAGCGATGGCGCCGCACACCGCACCGTCGTGCAGGACAACGGCTACGCCGCGTCCGTCGCCGGCCTCGATTACCGCACCAAGAACCAGGGGGCCTAAGCCATGGCACTGCAAACCAACTATCCGGACATCCAGCCTGCAGCCGTGCGCGGCATGCAGGCCACGATGATCCCGTCCACCGTCATCTCCCGCACCGTCGAGGACGTCGCCGGCCTCGCGTTCGGCCTGGCCGTGGCGCAGGGCACGGCGGACAAGGGCATCGTCACGTTCGGCGGCGCCAACCTGAAGTTCGTCGGCATCACGTTGCTGGATCGCTCGGCCACTGGCCTGGACCTGTTCCCGCAGCGTGCATCGGCACGCGTTATCACCGAAGGCGACATCTGGGTGACCGCATCCGTCGCCGTCGCAGCTGGCGACCCGGTGTACCTCACCGCAACCGGCGCGTTCACCAACGTCGCCACCAACAACACCGCCATCACCGGCGCCCGCTGGGACACCAGCACCACCGCGGCGGGCCAGTTGGCCGTCGTCCGTCTCGGCTAAGGAGCCAAGTCACATGCGTGCACATCCACTTTACGACGCCCAGGTAGTCATGGGCTTCGTGGTCTCGCAGACCACGATCATCGAGCCGGGCGTTTACCGGACGGTCTATCCCGACATCCAGTACCGCGACCTGATCCCGGTCGACACCTCCGCCAGCGAGTTCGCCACGTCGGTCACCTATTACGTGTCAGATTCTTACGGCAAAGCTGACTGGATCAACGGTAACGCCGACGACATCCCGAAGGCCGGCACCAATCGCGCGCAGTTTCAGACCGGTATCCAGACCGCAGGCATTGGCTACGGATATGGCTGGGAAGAGGTTGGCCGCGCTCAGCTGCTGGGCATCAACCTGCCGAGCGAGGACGCGGCCGTTGCGCGACGTGCGGCCGAGGAAATGGTCGATCGTGTTGCACTGTACGGAGATGTGAGCAAGGGCTACACCGGGCTGTTCAACGCCGCTGGCGTCACGCCGGTTGCGGCGCCCACCGGCGCATGGGGCACGCTCCAGGTTAGCGGCACCGCCACGCCCGACCAGATCGTCGCGGACATGAACTCAGCTGTCCTCAATGTGTTCAGGGGTACCAACACCACCGCAATCGCTGATCGACTTCTGTTGCCGTGGGAGAAGTACCTGCTCATCTCCACCAAGCGGATGAGCAACGACAGCGACATGACCATCCTGCAGTACTTCCTGGCCAACAACGTCTACACCGCGACCACCGGCCAGCGGCTGATGGTGCGTGGTCTGCGTGGCCTGGACACCGCAGGTGCAGGCGGCGTCGCTCGCATGATCGCGTACCGCTACGACGCCAATGTGCTGAAGCTGCATATGCCGATGCCGCATCGCTTCCTGCCGGTCTACCAGAGCGGGCCGATGCGCTGGGACGTGCCAGGCGTGATGCGCCTCGGCGGCCTGGACGTGCGCCTCCCCAAGCAGGTCGTCTACGTCGACGGCATCTGATCCATCACGGCCCCGGGCGTCACCGCCGGGGCCACACCGGAGCACCCAAATGCAGATCAGCAACAACCACACATCGCCGCTCTCGCTGCCGGACGGCACCACCCTGGTCCCGGGTTCGCCGGCCACCGTGCCGAACTGGCCGGCCATCAAGAAAAACGCCGTCGTGCAGGCCTGGCTCGCCGCCAACGTGCTGAGCGAATCGAAGGACGACACCGAGCCGTTCCTGCTGGGCACCTTCAACCTGCCCGAGAGCATCCTGCTGATCGAGGGCGGCGACAGCGTCACCCGCGACGACGTGGTGCAGCACGCCTTCAAGGCCTCGGCCCTGTCCCTGGAGGACTGGAACTCGTTGGGCGAAGTCGATCGCGAGGCACGCATCAGCGCATCGCTCGACACGCTGAAGGCCGACGCCGCAGCAGCCGCCCAGGCAGCGATTGATGCGCAGACCGCAGCCGATCAGCGGAAGGTCGACCTCATCGCCAAGCTGGAAGCCGGCGGCATCAAGCACGACAAGCGCTGGGGCGTTGACAAGCTGCAGGCCGCGCTGGACGACCACGAGAAGACCAAGACCGGGAGCTGAGCATGTACGGCACGCTGGCAGGAGCAGACGACTATCACCTGGCCCGGGGGAACACCGCCTGGGCTGCAGGCAGCGAGGCGGCACGCACTGCAGCCCTGGTGCGCGGGACCGACTACATCGACGGCCGGTACCGGGTGCTGCTCGCGTCCGGTCGGTGGCAGTCCTTGTTCCCTGGCGTGCGTACCGCAGGGCGGGGCCAGCCCAACGAGTGGCCCCGCACCGGTGCAACCGACAACGCAGGCGCGCTCATCGGTCCGGAGGAGATCCCGGGCGAAGTGGAGCGGGCAACGTATGAGGCGGCACTGCGGGAGCTGGCCAGGCCGGGGAGCCTGTCCCCCGACTTCGTGGCATCCGAGGCGGTGACCCGGGAGAAGGTGGGGCCGATCGAGGTGACTTACGCCGATAGCGGAGCTGGTGGGCAGCCGGCCAACCGGCCAGTAGTGCCGGCCATCGATGAGATCCTGGCGCCACTGCTGCGGACGCCATACATCGGCCCTGCGGTGTTCGTCGTATGAGCGCCTTCTACGACCGGCTGCAGGCCACGGCCACGCGCTTGATCGATCGCTACGGCTTCGCCGCCCAGCTGCAACGGGCAGGCGCCCCGACAGGACCGCCGCACAACCCGCAGCCGGGCCCAGTCACTCGGCACGACTGCAAGGTGGTGGAGCTGGAATACAGCCTCACCAATCGGGACGCCACCCTGGTGCTCAAGGGCGACAAGCTGGGATTGATCAGCACCGCGATCGACGTGGCGCCGACCCTGAGCGACCGCATCGTGCTGGGTAACGATCTGTTTACCTTTATTGACCTGCAGCCGCTGTCCCCTGGCGGGCAGGTGCTGCTCTACGAATTCCACGCGAGACGCTGATGGCCGCAACGACTTCCCGCCAACTCGAACAGCTGGCGGCGAAGCTCGAGCCGGCGATCGCGCGCGCATTCCTCAGGGCGATTTCCGAGGTGACCAATCAGGCAGGCGTGCAGCTCATCGCGGACCTGCTGCAGGCCGGGCGCATCGACGACGTGCTCACTGTCCTGGGGCTGGACGAGCCGCGCTTTGCGGATCTGGGTGAAGCACTGCGCAACGCCTACGCGGCAGGAGGGCAGCAGGGCGTCTCGGAGATGCCGAAGATGCGGCTCAGCCTGGACCCGATCATCACTGGCAACTACAGGCCACGGCAGGATGTGCGGTCGCCTGCGCTGCGCCCTACCTTCGACCTGCGCAATGCGTCCGCCGAAGCATGGCTGCGCGACAAGTCCAGCAACCTCATTACCGGCATCGTCAACGACCAGCGCACGCTGATCCGCAACGTGCTGGAGAGCGGGATGGTCGCCGGCCGCAATCCACGCCAGAGCGCGCTGGACATCGTAGGGCGCGTGGGGGACACAGGCCGGCGCACCGGTGGCGTGCTGGGCCTGACAGCGCAGCAGGGCCAGTTCGTGCAGAGCATGCGCGGCGAGCTGGCCAGCGGTGACCCGAGGGAAATGGTGAAGTACTTCGGCCGGAAGCGCCGCGACAAGCGCCTGGACGGGATCGTCAAGCGCGCCATCGCCGCCGGCAAGCCAGTATCGCAGGCCGACATCGACAAGATCGCTGGCCGCTATGCCGACCGGCTGCTGCAGCTGCGCGGCGAGATGATCGCGCGCACCGAGTCGATCGGCAGCATGAGCGCTGGCCGGGAGGAGGCGTATCGCCAGCAGATCGAGTCGGGCGCCCTGGCCGTGGAGAACGTCATCGGCACCTGGTCCGACACCGGCGACAAGCGCACGCGCCACACGCACAAGGCTATGAACGGGCAACGGCGGATCTTCGGCGAGCCGTTCCAGTCGCCGAGCGGGGCGCTGATGAATTACCCGGGCGACACCAGCCTCGGCGCAGGCGCAGACGAGATCGTCGGTTGCCGCTGCACGAAGCAGTACCGGATCGACATGACTGCGGAGGTGCTACGTGGCAAGCAAGTTCGGTAACCAGGTGCGGGCCTTCGCGGAGAAGGCGAAGCAGCGACAGGAGGCGATCTTCCGCGAGTCCGCGCAGGCGGTGATGGACCAGGCGAACACGCCCGAGGGCAAGGGCGGCAAGCTGCCCGTCGATACCGGCTTCCTGCGCAACTCGGTGGTGGCGTCGAAGGATGGCCCCGCGACATCGGAGAGCGGTGAGCCCGCGCTGGTCTTCGCTGCGCTGCAGCTGGGCGAGTCGGTGTGGGCCGGCTGGACTGCAGCCTATGCGCTGCGTATGGAGCACGGCTTCAGCGGCAAAGACAGCCTGGGCCGGCAGTACGAGCAGAAGGGCAAGGGCTTCATGCGCGCCGCCACTCAGAACTGGGACTTCATCGTCAACGAGGTCACCGCGAAGGTGAAGGCACGCATCCCATGAGCGACACCGCGATTTACGACGCCTTCGCGGGCCTGGTCGGTGCGTTTGCCGCGGCGCAGGGCTTGCCCTGCTCCTATCCGGGACTTGCTTTCACCCCGCCGACGGATGGCGCATGGCTGGAGCTGCAGTGGTTCCCCAACGAAACGCAGAACTACGGCATGTCCGACGATGGCCCGTCGCTGCTGCAGGGCTTCGGCCAGCTATCAGCGTGCTACCGCCCCGGCGGCGGGATCATGGTCGGCACGCGCATCACCGATCAGATCATCGCCGCCTTCGCCAAGGGCACGACCTTCGCCGGCATGCGCGTGTACCGCATGCCCTGGACATCAACCATCATCCAAGACCCGGAGCGGCATATGCACCCGGTCACCATCATGTGGCGCGGCTTTGACAGCTAATTGTTCGCGCTACAGTGCAGCTACGGAGGCCGTAGGGGAGATGGTTCACCCCAATGGCGCTATCCATGCGCCGGATGACGTGGGTTAAACGCCTGCGATCAGCGCACGTTCGAACCGTGCCGCCTCCACCCTGAGCCGAGGCCCACCATTGTGTGGGCCTTTTCGTTTCCCCAACCCCGCCCCGTGGCGGGTTTTTTTATGCCCAACGCGAGGAGATATCAGCAATGGCTGAGGCACAAACCAACAGCGGTTCCAAGCTCTACATCTGCGTCACGCCGCAGGACAACGACCTGACCGAGGCCCAGTTCAAGGCTCTGGTCTACGTCCCGGTCGCCAAGGTCGGCAGCGTCGGCGAGCGCGGCCTGAATACCAACATCGTCACCTACGACACCTGGGACACCACGGTGGCCTTGAAGGGGAAGGGCATCTCGAACGCGGGCGACCCCGAGGTGGAGATGGCCCGCAATCTGGCGGATCCGGGACAGATCGCCATGCGTGCCGCAGGTCGGCCGAATGTCGCCAGCGCCTACGCATTCAAGGTGGAGCGCCCCAGCGGCGAAACCGAGTACATGCGCGGCCTGGTCGCCGGTCCACGCACGCCCGGCGGCCGCAATGAGGACTTCGTCCTGCACGTCTACTCGCTGGCCCTGAACCAGGAGCCGATCGAGGTTCCGGCGCCCGTCACCCCGTAACCGAACAGCAGGGGATAGGGCGGCCGCCTGACAAGCCGGATCTGATCCGGCCGGCTTCCCCTGCTTCATCTCCCGGATCGATCGCAAAGGATCACCCATGACCGAATTGACCACCATCGTTGCCGCCGAGCGCGTTATCGACATCAAGCACCCCGCCACCGAGGCTCCTGTGGGCCTGCGCATCACGCTCCTGCCCGACAGCCACCCGAAGGTGCGCGCAGCCAGCCGCAAGGCGCTGGACGAGCGCCTGCAGGGCAAGGGCAAGATCACCGCCGCCAAGATGGAGCAGGGCCGCACCGACATGCTCGTGGCGTCCGTAGGCGGCTGGGAGTGGCAGGGCGACCTCACCTTCCACGGCGACAAGCCCACGCTCACCGACGAATCCCTGCGCAAGGTGCTGAAGGAGCTGCCGTGGATCGGCGACCAGCTGGAGGTGGAGCTGGGCAACCGCGCCGAGTTTTTTCGCAGCGCTGAAGACGCGGATCTCTGACGCCACGTATCTGACCGTCCGGTACGACATGCCGGACGCCAAGGGCGAAACACGACGCGCGCGCAATGCGCGCTTCGAGCAGCCGACGCCGGACGTGGACATGCCGGAAGAAGCCGCGCACGTCTGGGAATGGTTCTGGCTGCTCTCCGGCCGGCGTCGCAGCGGTCCTGAGGCCCTGTCCTACGCCGAGCTGAGTGCGTGGCAGCAACTGGCATGCCGCGACGTGCTGCCGCAGGAGGTGGAAATGCTTATGGCAATGGACGACGCCTACCTGCGTGCCGTGCGCGAAGAACAAGCAGCGGCACGCGAGCGGCCGCCCGAAACGAGTAACACCTGGAGCTGATTCATGGATATCGCCGAACTTGGCTATCGGGTCGATTCGAGTGGCCTGGTCGAAAGCACCAGGGCGCTGGACCAGAACGCCGCCGCAGCCGACAAGGCCAGCGGATCGGCAGACCGGCTGGAGCGCTACTTCCAGTCGATGTCGCGCTCGATCGACCGCTCTGCTGTGGTGCTGGGCGACCGCCTGGGCGGCGCGCTGGAGCGCATCGGCGTCGGTACTGGCACCGTGATCACCGAGCTGCAGGCCATGAACCGCGCACAGGCGGAGATCGTCTCGGCGTTGGCGGCTATGGAAGGCCGTCTTACCGGTGCGGCGGCTGGACTGCAGGCCTACAGTGCGGCGGGCAAGAGTGCCGCTGCCGATGCGAGTGCGTCTGCCGCGGCGTCGGAGAAGCTGGAACGGCAGCTGGCTGAGCAGGAGGCGCGCTATCGCAGCGTCGCCCAGCAGGCGATGGCCTATGCCGAAGCGAGCCGCACGACGAACCTGTCGGATCGAGCACTGGCGGAAGCTGCACGCGATGCGGCTGCGGGAATCGACGTGCAGGCCGCAGCCATGTCGCGCGCCGGTACCGAGCAGGAACGCATGGTGGCGCGTGCACGTGCGCTGCAGGAAGCCGAGGCACGCACCGCCAACCAGGCGCGCGAGGCAGCGGCGGCGGCGCAGGCGCAGGAGATCAACCTGAAGCGCCTATTGGGGCAGATCGATCCCACTGTGGCCGGGCTCAATCGCCTGGCAGACATGGAGGAGCGGCTGGAGCGCGCCGGCGACTTGGGCCTGATCAAGCCGCAGGTGATGCAGCAGTACCAGGCGCAGATCGAAGCAAGCCGGCAGGCGCTGCTGAAGTCGAAGAACACCAACGAGCAGTACGCCATGTCGGCGCGGCAGACCGCTGCAGCGATGCGGATGATCCCGGCGCAGATGACGGACATCGTCACCAGCATCGTTGCTGGCCAGCCGATCTGGATGGTGGCGATTCAGCAGGGCGGCCAGCTGAAGGACCAGCTCGGCGGCATCGGCCCGGCAGCCAGGGCCGTGTCGTCCTACGTGCTGGGCATGGTCAATCCGATGACATTGTCGGCCGCCGCCGCAGTCGCCTTGGCAGTGGCGCTGAAGCAAAGCCAGGATGAGCTGTTCGACTTTCAGAAGAACCTGATCCTCACCGGGCGCAATGCGGACATCAGCGGTAGCCAGTTCCGCGGCCTGGTGTCGGATCTGGACAAGCTGGCCGGTGTGACGCGCGGCGGCGCTGTGGATGCTCTGACAGCCGTCGCCGCTTCCGGCCAGTTTGCCGGCAAGCAGTTCTTGATGGTCGCCGAGGCGGCTGCCCGCATGGAGTCTTCCACCGGTCAGGCCAGCAGCAAAACCGTCGAGGCGTTCCAGCGCATCGCGCGTGATCCTGTGGATGCCTTGGTCGAGCTAAATAAGCAGGAGGGCTTCCTCACCGCGGCGCAGCTGCTGCGCATCCGCACGCTGCAGGAGGAGGGCAACGAGCAGCAGGCTGTTGCTGAAGCGCTGCAGATCTACTACGAGCGCTCGATCAACGTGGCCAATCAGGCCGAGGCAGCAATGCCTAGCTTGGTGAAGTGGTGGCGAGATGTGAAGGACGAGGTGGGCGGTGCCTGGGGCGAAGTGATGACCTTCAGCACTGAGCTGGAAAAGCTGGGCGGGAAGCTGAAGAACCTCCTCCCTGCATCCGGCCTGCAGTTCGACATGATCGCCACGCTCGCGTCGCCAAAGGCTCAAATGCAGCGTTTGAACTCTCTGATCGGCGGCGGCCGCATGCCTACGCCGGTTTTCGAGGTGGAGGTAAATGGCGGCAAAGCGATTGAAGATCTAGCAAAGGTCTATCAAGAGCAGGATCTGGCGTCCAAAGCAGCATCGGAAGCGCTCACCACGCGGCTCGCGGGGCTTGACCGTGAGTCGGCAAAGCTAGCCGCCCGCAATAAGATAATCGAGCTTTACAACAAGCTGGAAGGCGCGCGCGACGCCAAGGGGAACCCTGATTCGCGGTTGTCCGACGGATCCATGCAGCGCCTCATCGCGCAATCCAACGCGCAGATCGACAAGCAGTTCAACCAGCGTGAAGGCATCGGAAGAAAGGACACGTCGTTCGCGACGCTGATCAACCAGATCAACCAGCAGACGGCGGCGATAGATGCTCAGGCGTTGTCGACGGAAAAGCTGACTGCAGCAGAGAAGTTTGCCGAAAGGACGCGTGCTGGGGATACGTACCAGAAAGCCACGAGGGCCGAAAAGGATCTGGTCGACGCGAAGCTTGCTCACTTGGTGACGCAGGAGAAGATCAACGACGAATCGCTTCGCACTCAGCGCGAGCTGGCAGCGCAGGCAGCTCTCACCGAGCGACTGAAACAGCTCGAGAAGCAGCGACAGGAGCAGTCCAATGTCGATCTCATGGGCATCGGCCGCGGCGCCGACGCCACGCAAATGCTGCAGCGTCAGTTGGAGATTCAGCGCGAGTACTTGCGCGAGCGGGAGAAGCTCGAAAAGGCACAGCTGGACAAGAACACTGCGCTAAGCCCCGGTGCGTACAACTCCCAAATCGCGGAACTGGATGGGAGCCTCGCCCGCTCGCTCGACATCGAGCGCGAATACCAGCAGCAGCGCATGCAGTTGCTTGGTGATTGGCGCAGCGGCTTCACCCGCGTGTGGGAGGACTACGTCTTCGCCGCGCAGAACGCATCGGAGCAGGCGGGGTCATTCTTCGCCAACAGCCTGAGCTCGTGGGAAGACCAGTTTGTGCAGTTTGCGCAAACCGGCAAGTTCTCTTTCAGCAGTCTGGTGGATTCGATGATTGCCGACCTCGCGCGCTATGCCGCGAAGCAGGCAGCGGTCGGCCTGCTCGGCACCGTCATGGGCGGGCTGACGGGCGGCGGTGCAGGTGGATCGTGGACCGGTACCGCCGCAGGCGCCGGCAGCAATCTCAACTTCGGCAGCAACGCAGGGGATTTCGCCGGCGGTGGCTGGATGAGCTTCGGCGGCGGCCGCGCGAATGGTGGTCCGGTTGCGCCGGGCTCGCTGTACGAGGTGGGCGAAGGCGGTGACCCGGAGCTGTTCCAGCAGGGAGGCCGCAGCTATCTGATTCCGGGAAACCGCGGTCAGGTGGTGCCGGCAGCGCCGATGGCTTCGGGAGGCGGCAGCTCTGCGAGCCCCGAGACAAAGATCGAGATCAACAATTACGGAGGTGGGCAGGTGCAGACGCGAGAGCAGCGGACAACGATGCCCGATGGCAGAGAGCTACGGAAACTCGTCGTCGACATCGTCGCTGATGACATGGGCAACGGCGGACGAACGGCCGTTGCTGCGAAGTCTCGATTCGGACTGAGGGAGCAGCGCTAATGGCCACTCTCCCTGTAGGGGTGCGGCTGCTTGCAACAGATCTCGGCGAAGAGCCAGATCCATCCGTGCAGCGCACCGAAATGGAACGTGGGCCGGCCAAGCAGGCAATCATCAACACGCGCGTCATGGTGGACCTGCCGGTCACCATGGTGTTCCTGACGGCCAAATCGATGAGCGCGTTCGACGACTTCTACTTCGACGAAATCGGCCGCGTCGGCTACTTCGACATGGTGCACCCGCGGACGCGTAAGCAGATCTCGGCGCGCTTCAAGGGTGGTGCCGTTGGCCGCCTGCAGGCCGCCAACGCCGAGTTCACCCAGGGCACGCGTCAGGCTGTTCTGGAGTTCCGCCGATGAGCAATTTTCTTGAACGCCGGCAGCGCGTGACGGATCCGGACGGGCCGCTGGAGCTGCTGGAGATGACGGCGCCATCCATGGGCGCCGTGTTGCGCATCGCCAACGACACGCAGGATTGGGTCAGCAATGGCAACACGTACATGGGGTACCCATTCCGCTTTGCTCCTCCCGCCGACTCCGCTGGCGAAACACCTCGGGCACAACTCGAGGTGGACAACGTAGGCCGCGGCATCACTGACGATCTGGAGCGGGTGCAGCCCAACGAGGTGGTGATGTGTCGTGTCCTGATCACCGACCGTACCCAGCCCGACGTCATTGCTCGGCGGTTCTACCTGCCGATGACGAGGGTGCGGGCGGCCGGCCCGCTGATCACCGCGCAGATCGGCGCGGACTTCTTCATGCGGCAGCAGGCTGTGAAGCTGCGCGCCAACCCACACACGCTGCCGGGGATTTTCTGATGCGTGCCAGCGAGGTGGAGCGGTTTCTCAACATCCCCTACGACGCCGACAGCTACGACTGCGCAGACCTTGTGGTGCAGGTGCAGCGGGAGCTGTTCGGTCGCGAGGTGCAGATGCCGGCGCGGCGCCCGCGCGGTGCCGCGGGCCAGGCGGCCCTGGGCGAGCTCTCGCGCTCCTATGCGGTGCCGACAGCTGCACCGGTCAACGGCGACCTGGTGCTGATGTTCGACAAAGGCCAAAGCCGTCCCGGACACGTCGGCGTCTTCTTCTACCTGGCCCATGAGGGTTGGGTGCTTCACACAACCAGCGCGCTCGGCAGCAGCTGGCTGCACCGGGCGCGCGAGCTGCCGGATTACGGCGCACGCATCGAGGGGTATTACACATGGGTCTGATGACGACGCCTGCGAGCAACGGCCAGCTGGTGCTTACGCCGCATCCGGTGACGCTGGAAGGGCAGCGCCACATTGCGATGGACCTGAAGCCGGGCGAGCGCCTGTGCGAATTCCTGGACCGGCATGTCATTGACCTGGACCAAGGTGATTGGTCGGTATCGATCGGCGGACGCGTCGTGCCGCGGCATCTGTGGGCCTACGTCTACCCGAAGGACGGTCAGGTCATCGAGGTGCGCGGCGCGGTCGGCAGAAGCGCGCTTTACATCGTGGCGATGGTTGCGCTGACCTATTTCACCTTCGGTATCGCCGGTGCGGGCGGTGCCGTGGCGGGCGCCTGGGGCGGCTTAGCCGCGTCTGCGGTTTTCGTGGCCGGCTCGCTGGTGATCAACAAGGTGCTGGGTCCGAAGGTCGAGAGTCCGACCGGTCCGAGTACCGCCGGCACGGTTTACAGCCTGGCAGCGCCGCGCAACCGTCTGCGCCCCAATGAGCCGGTGGGCCTGCTGTTTGGCCGCATGCTGATCGCCCCCGACTTCGCCAGCAAGCCCTACACCTTCTACGAGGGCGACGATCAGTACATCGGCATGGTGCTCACGCCGGGCATCGGCGTTGGCCGCGTGGGCGCCTTCACCAATGCAGGCACGCAGCTGTCCAGCTATGAGGGCGTGAGCGTTTACCACTCCGGCTATAGCCAGATGCCGGATGAAACCATCCCGCTTTACAGCAACGTGGACACCACCGACGGCGGCGAGCTACCGGATACGGCCGACTTCGTCACCCGCACCACCAGCGCCGACACCGTGCGCATCCAGATCAACCTGGAGTACGTGCTGGGCGGCGTGGGCACCTCGGGCAAGACCTACAACGTCTCCGAAACCGTGCAGGTGCAATACGCGCCGGCGGGCACCGGCATCTGGGCCACGCTGGTCACGCAGACGTTCACCGGCGACAAGCTGGACGTCAGCAAGCGCGCCACGGTGTCGGCGGATGTGGCCAAGGGCCAGTACGACGTGCGCGTACGCATCCTGGGACAGGGCAACTACGAGGGCGACAACACCCAGCGCAACGACTTCCAGTGGTCGACGATGGGTAGCGTGCAGGCCGACACCGCGACCTACGCCGGCCTGGCGCTCAGCGGCATCCTGATGAAGGGCACCGGCCAGCTCAATGGCCAGCCCGATGAACTGCGCGCCGAACACATCGCCGCGCCGATCCCGGTGTGGCGCAATGGCAGCTGGGTGGCGGAAGAGTCAAGCAACCCTGGCGCGCACATCCTCAAGTACGTCCGCGGCTATTACGACGAGAACGGCAAGCTCATCGCCGGGATGGGCAAGAGCGACGAGGAAATCGACATCGAGTCGCTGCAGGGCTTTATGGGCCACTGCGAGGCGAACGGCTACACCTACGACTACTGGCTCACCGAAGAGCGCAACCACGACGAGGTGCTGCAGGCGATCGCTCTGGTTGGCATGGGCCAGACGACTTGGGCCGGCGGTCGCCTTTCGGTGGTGTGGGCAGCGGACGAGCAGCCGCTCTCCGGCGTGGTCAACATGGCCGAGATGAAGAAGGGCAGCTTCAGCGTGGACTACACGCTGGCCAGCTCTGCCGACGGGATCGAGTACAGCTACTTCGACAGCACGACCAAGAAGGTCGAAATGCTGCGCGTGCCGGCGCCTGGCATCAAGGTCGAAGATATGCTCAGCCCTGCGCGGCTCACCGGTGAGGGCATCAGTCGAGAGGCACATGCGGCCGAGATGGCGCGCTACCACCTCGCGCAGAGCCTGTTCCAGTACAAGGACATCGGCTTCGCCCAGGATCTGCAGTACCTGTCCTATCGCCGCATGTCGATGCTATCGATCTCGCACGATCTCACGCAGTGGGGCTTCGGCGGGCGCATCGTGGCGGCAGAGCGTAGCGCCCTGCTGGGCACGGTCACGCTGACGCTGGACGAACCAGTGCCGCCACCAGATGCGCGCAGTGCCTTCATCGGCCTGCGCATCCCTGGCGAAGCGGTCTACCGCACGTTTCGCGTGCGCAGTTTCACCGAACCAACCGACACCATCCAACTGGTCGAGGAATGGCCGGACGATGCGCCGCTGCCTGGCGAAGGCTATGCGGACTCGATGGTAAAGAGTGGCTGGCAGGACAATCCGGCACACGACACGATCTGGATCTACGACTTCAAGGCCACGCCGGGCCTGCGCGCGCGCGTGGTGGTGATCCAGCCGGAGAGCGATCTCAAGGGCGCGAACATCAACGTGGTGCCGGAGGGGCCCGAGTTCTGGATCTTCGTCAAGACCGGCCAGTACATCCGGCCGGAGAACGGTTCTTCACTGGCCACCCGGCCGATCCTCAGCAACCTGGCAATCAACGAGGACCAGATCACCACTGGCGACGTCACGGCGACGGATCTGGTGGCGACTTTCGACATCACCGGCCCCTTCGATCACGCGGTGGTCTATGCCTCGGCATCGGACGGCAACGGCGAGTTGCAGGAAGTGGCGCAGACGCGCACCCGCACGGCGCGGTGGCGGATCCCGCGCGCCGGCACCTACACGGTCAATGTGCGCCCGTTCGGCCCGGAGGGGCAGATGGGTATCGGTGCCTCGCTGATCTTCACGACGATCGGCGCCGACGCGCCGCCGGTGAATTACGACTTGTTCGATGTGGAGGAGATCTCCGGCGGCATCCGGCGCTACACCTGGGGCTTCTGGAACGACACCATCCAGTCGGCCAACCTGGCCGGCGCTGAGATCCGCTACGCCCAGGCACCGGAGCAGGGCGCGCCGATGCCGGCGTGGGATGCCATGACGCCGGTCGGCGACAGCGGCTACCACACCGGTGCATTCGACTCGCCCATCCCGGCCTCGGGCAATTGGACGTTCGCCATCCGCTCGCGCAATACCAACGGCACGCTGTCGGTGGCGACCAAGTACGTCACCAAGTCGCTCGGCAAGAACCTGGGCGAGCTGCAGGAGGAAATGCGGCAGGCGATCGACCAGACCACCGAAGAGGTCCGGCAAGGCTTCCTTGAGGCAGCAGAGCGCAATCGCCAGACTGCAGAGGCCGCCTTGGCGGCAGCCAACAAGGCACGTGAGGACGCGATCGCACACGCGGACGCGCTGAATGCTGCTTTGGGCGATCTGGTCAACGCGGACGAGTGGACTTCCACGGGCTCATATCCCGCGGGCGACTTCGTGCGCTACGACGGCCGGCTGTATCGGGCGCTCGTGGCCAATTCCGGTGTGGTGCCCACCGGCAACGCTGCCACCTGGCAGAACGTCGGCAACTACGCGAGTGCGGGCGAGGCGATGGCCGCCGCAGTCGACATGGCAACGCAGACGGCGAACAACCTGGCGGCCGAGGTCACCCGGCTATCAGGGGTGATTGCGCGCCTACCTGCGGGCGACGGGCAGCTGGCTCCATCCGCATGGGTTTCGGAGGGGTTCACGGCACTGACGAATGCAGACTCTGCGCTAGGCCGGCGCGTCGGAACTGTAGAGGGCCGCATGCCGGCCGGTAACGGTGCCCTGGAGACGGTGGCGAGAGTCACGGAAGTGGATGAGGCGGCGGTCCGGCGCAACGAGGCGATGGCGCAGCGGGTCGGCGTGGTGGAGACGCGCATGCCGTCCGGTGTTGGCCTTCTCGCAACTTCTGCAGGTGTGAATGCTGTGGATCAGGCGCGCGTCAGTGGCGACCAGGCACTGGGCCAACGCATTGAGGCGACGAACGCAGCAGTGGCTGGCAAAGCCGACACCTCGGCGCTCAACGCGCTGAGCTCGCAGGTGCAGCAGGTGGGCAATCAGGCCAACGCCACCAGCACCGCAGTCACGGCTGTGGTGGCGAAGACCAATATCAACGCCAACATGCTGAAGAATCCCACCTTTGCCCGAGGGTCTTCCAGCTGGGTCCTACCTGCGGGAGCGGTCCTGTTCAATAACGCGTTGAACGGTCCCTACCTGGTGATGCCTGCCACG